GAGATCATCTTGCACGAAGTCTCAGTGGTGACTGGCTTCCCCGCCTACCCCGCCACAGAAGGTGCGCAAGTTCGCAGCACCGAAGAAATCGCCGAGCCAGTCGACGCAGCCGAAGACGGTCTGCCAGTCGATCTTGCTCGTCGCATGCTCGAGCTCAACGCCAAGCGCTGAGCATCGAATCTGCAGCTCGGAGCCATCGCCCGGAGCGCCCCCCATGCGCAACCACCGATCGACCACCACCTGCATCCACTAACCCAACCCAACCGCCACGGAGGCAACCATGACTGACGAACTCGTCACTCGCCTCTCGGAACAGCGCGCGCGTACCTGGGAAGAAGCTAAGTCTCTTCTCGATCACGCAGCGTCCGAGAACCGTGACCTGTCCGGTGAAGAAGCCGAACAGTTCACCCGCATGAACGACGACATCGATGCACTCGATGCCCGTCGCAAGAACATCATCGACATTGAAGCACGCGAGCGTGCAATCGACGAATCACGCGCCGCTCTCGGCGTCCCGGCTGACTTCGGTGTTCGCACCGTTGCTCCTGCCGAGAAGACCGACAGCGACATCATTCGTGAAATCGCCCTCGGCGAGCGTCGTTCGTTTTCGTTCGACACCCGTGACATCACCAAGTCCAGCACCGGCGCACCAGTGCCGACCTCGTTCTACGACACGCTCGTCGAACACCTGGTCGTCCAAGGCCCGATGCTTGACGGCAACGTCGTCACCATCCTCACCACGAACAGTGGCGAGTCGCTTCAGATCCCACGCAGCGCCACATACACCTCGCCAGCAATCATCGGTGAAGGCACAGCGATCACGGAATCCGACCCGACGTTCGCAGCGTTCGTCACCCTTGGCGCATTCAAGTACGCCGCCACGTTCCAGCTCAGCCGTGAGGTTGTCGAAGACTCAGGCATCAACCTGCTCGACTTCGTCGCCCGTCAGGCTGCAACTGGCATGGGGACAGCGGTCAACGCTGGACTCACCGTCGGCACCGGAACCGTTCAGCCTTCGGGTCTAATGGTTGGCGCCGGCACTGGCGTCACTGGTGGCACCGGAGTTTCTGGTGTCCCGACGTACGAGAACCTTGTCGACCTCGTCTACTCGGTCAACTCTTCGTACCGTCGTCGTGGCGCTTCGTTCCAAATGCGAGCAAGCACTGTTGCTGCAGTTCGCAAGATCAAGGACACGTCCGGCAGCTACATCTGGCAGCCGTCGTTCCAGGCTGGTCAGCCCGACACTCTGCTCGGCTACGTCGTCAACGAGAACCCAGACGTTGTTGCCACTGGCACCAGCGCAAACTCGGTTGTCTTCGGTGACATGGCTTCTGGCTACTACGTCCGTCAGGTGCGCGGTATCGACTTCGCACGCGACGACAGCGTCGGCTTCGTCAACGACCTCATCACCTTCCGCGTCACCTGGCGTGGAGACGGCGCGGTCGTCGATCAGAACGCAGTCAAGTGTTTCCGAGGTGGCGCGTCCTAATCGGACGCCTCACCTCTTTCGGGCTTTGTCTGGTTGGTGGTGGCTCGTTGCCCGTGCGAGCCACCACCGGCCAACCAGACAGCACACACGGCAATCGGGCGAGGAGTATCATGGGCAAGAGACGGAGCAATTCACATGTGGGTCGTCATACGCAACAGCGAGGTCGAGCTGCCGCCATACCTGGCGCAGTACCTAGTCGAAGCGTCAGTGGCGACACCCGTGCAGGAATCTGCTGGCACTCAAACTTCGCAGGAGCAGGCACCGGCTACGGCGTCCAAACCGCGCAAGTCGCGCGCCAAATCAAAGCCACCGGCCGACCAATCACCCTCTCCAACAACTACGGCACGCAAGGCTTCATCACCGAATGGGAAGGCATCGAAGTCCTCCCGACCGGCTTCCACCCCTACTCGGCAGACGTCCTCGACGCTCACCTCAAATACTCCCAAGAACAAACCGGTCGACCCACCGCTCTAGTGACACTGTTCGACACTTGGGTGTTCAAAGGCGCAAAGCTCGAAGACATCAAAGTCATCGCCTCATGGGTGCCAATCGATCACACGCCCGCACCGCCGGACGTTCTCGAATGGTGTCGCCGAGACAATGTGCTGCCGATCGCTATGGCGAACTACGGCGCACGCATGCTCGAGGCTGCCGGCGTCGACCATCGCTACATTCCACACGGCGTCGACACCACAGTCTTCCGACCAGGCGCAACCGTTGACGGTGCGACAGGTCGCCAACTTCTGAAGATCCCCGACGACGCATTCGTGGTCGGGATCGTCGCTGCCAATAAGGGCATCGCACCGATGCGCAAAGCATGGGGCGAGAACCTGCTGGCACTCGGCCAGTTCATGGCCAGCCATGACGATGTCTACGTCTACATGCACACCGAGAAACGTGGCGCACAAGGCGGCGTGGATCTCGTGCAACTCGCAGGCGCTTGCGGTATCCCTGAGAACCGAATCGTCTGGACTGACCAGTGGGCCTACTACGCAGGTCTGCCGCCGTTTGTGCTGGCAGGTCTGATGGGTGCGATGGATGTCAACCTTGCTGCCTCTCGAGGCGAAGGGTTCGGCGTTCCAGTTATCGAAGCGGCCGCCTGTGGTGTGCCTTCGATCGTGTCCAACTTCACCGCTCAGCCTGAGCTTGTCGAAGATCACGGCTACCTCGTCTCCGTGCAGCCCTACTGGGACGCACTGCAGACCTCATGGTTCGCCACACCGCTGGTGCATTCAGTGCTTGAGGAACTTGAGCACGCCTACGACACCGCCCGAGACGCAGACCGAAAGGCTGCTGCTCGCGCACACGCTGAGACCTACGACAACAAGATCGTCTTCGACAAGTACTGGCTGCCAGTGCTCGCCGAGATCGACAAACTGATGGCGACGTGATCGCCTGGGACCGGCTCGGCAAAAGGCACGAAGCATTCGCCACCATCGCCGAGCTGCTACCTCAGGGCTGCCGCATCGTTGAGACCGGCACCGTCAGAGACCTAGGCAACTGGGAAGGCGACGGCCAGTCAACGATCGTGTGGGACCAACTCGCCACCGACATCGGCGGCACCGTCACCACCATCGACATCAATCCACTCGGTGCCGAACTTGTCGCCCAACTTGGACTGCAAGCAACGACCGCAATCGTCGGCGACTCACTTGATGTGATCCCAACACTGACCGGCCATTGCGACTTTCTCTACCTCGACTCGTTCGACGTCGACTTCGAGAACCCGCAGCCTGCAGCAGCTCATCACCTCAGCGAACTCATGGCAGCTCTCAACCTGCTGGCCCCTGGCTCAATCGTCGCAGTCGACGACAACGAAGACGGCCAGGGCAAAGGCTCAGAGGTTGCGTGGTTCCTTGCCGAGCATGGCGCTAACGAAATCGTCCGCGGCTATGTCCGCGTCTGGAGAATCTAATGGCCATCACCAACGGCTACTGCACGCTTGCTGAGCTCAAGAGCGTGATGCGCATCAATGACACCGTCGACGACACCATGCTTGAGGCACGCATCACCGAAGCCTCGCGAGTCATTGACCAGCACTGCGACCGTCGCTTCTATGCCGACGCCAACGCAACCGCTCGGCTCTATGTTCCACCGGTCGAAGATCTCGTCATGGTCGACGACATCTCCACCACCACCGGCCTGGTCATCAAGACCGACTCGGCTGGCGACGGCACCTATGCCACAACACTCACCGCTTCTCAGTATCAACTCGAGCCAGTCAACTCACTGGCCAAGGGCTCACCGGTCACGATGATTCGCCCGATCGGCATCTCGTTCCTCACCACCGTCGCCCCCGCCTACCTCCAAGTGACGGCAAAGTGGGGATGGCCATCAGTGCCTTCGCCAGTTACCTCGGCGTGCATCCTGCTGGCTGGTCGTCTCGTCAAGCGTGGCGACTCGCTTCTCGGCGTCGCCGGCTTCGGCGATCTCGGAGCAATCACCGTGCGCGCCATCGATCCCGACGTGGAGCGCATGCTGCGCCCCTATCGCAATCCGGTCGTCGCCTAATGGCTGGCACCGCTTCGATTATTCAAGAAGCACTCGGCGCAAGCCTCGCAACCATTCCTGGCTTGCGAGTCGCCGATCATCTGCCCGAGCAAGTGAACCCGCCGATGGCAGTCATCCAAATGCAGTCGGTGACTTATCACCGTGCGATGGCTGGCGGACTTTCCGAATGGGAGTTCACCATCAGCCTGGTCGCCGGTCGCATGGGTGATCGAGTAGCGCAGCGCTATCTCGACGGCTGGATGAGTTACGCCGGCACACAGTCAGTGCGTGAAGCGATTGAGTTTGATCGCACGCTCGGCGGTAACTGCTCAACGCTCAAGGTCGGCGACATGATCGCCGTCCGACCTCTTTCGCTTGGTGATGCCTCGTATCTCACCTGCGAGTTCAACGTCACCGTCCACGCATAGGAGTCCCCGTGAACACCTACAAGATCGTCGGCCCACTGAACGTGGTGGGCCACGAACCCGGCGAGATCGTCAGCGATGACGACCTCGAGGGTTGCGACATCGAGCACCTCATTGGTGCTGGACACCTCGCAAGCACCAAGTCCAAGACCACCAAGGTCGAACCAGCAACATCTACCCAGGAGGACTAAGCCGTCATGGCCATCGTCATCACTAATGCCAACGTCTCCATCGGCGGCGTGGACCTCTCAAGCCACATCACCAAGGTGACTCTTTCAGCGACTCGCGCCGAGATCGAGACCACGACCTTCGGCAACACTGCCAAGCGTCGCGTCGCCGGTCTCGCCGACAACAGCGTCTCGATTGACTTCAACCAAGACTTCGCAGCTGCGTCTGTCGAAACCACGCTCTACCCATTGATCGGCAGCACCGCTGCTGTCATTGTCAAGCCGAACGGCACCGCCACCGGAACCGCCAATCCGTCGTACACCTTCTCGGCGCTTGTCACCGAATGGATGCCACTCGATGCGCAGGTCGGCGAACTCGCCTCGGCCTCGATCACTTGGCCAATCGACGGCACCATCGCCAAGGCGACGGCCTAGTCATGGCTGCTCTCATGCGTCTTCGGGTCGTTCCTGCACAGGGCGAGCCGTATGAGATCCCTGTCACCCCCAAGGTCATCGTCGCTGCCGAGCGTCAGTTCGCTAAGCCGATGACCCAACTGTTCGGCCAAGACGCTTCTTACGAAGCGCTCTGCTGGGCAGCTTGGAAGGGTTCGCACGTTTCCGGTCTTGTCGTGAAACCATTCGACGAATGGCTTGACGACATTGACTCGATCGAAGCCGGCGACGAGCCGCGCGTCCCTTTAGAGAAAGCATGACGATGCTGGTGGCGCAGGTCTCTGTCGCCACCAGCATCGCACCCAACGATCTGCTCGACACTCCACCGGACGTGTTCTGGGCGATCGTTGCGGTACTGAAGGAACAATCTCGGAAGGGGTAGTCATGGCCAAGAAGGTCAAGGGCATGGCCACCGAAATCGAGAGTGGTGGACTCGAAACCACCGTTGTCTTGAACGGCTACAACGAGTTCAAGAAACAACTGAAACTCGCAGACGCTGATCTTCGCAAAGCAATGGACAAAGAGATCAAGAGCTTCATCACTCCTGTCTCGTCCCTGGCTAAGTCCTACGTCCCTTCCGTTGCAATGCGCAACTGGAAGAGCGGCGGCAACGGCGTGTGGAGTAGTCGACTCGGCTGGGATCAATCAGAGGTGCTGAAGGGCATCGTCGTCCGCCAAGGTGGAAGTCGAAGCAAAGGCTCTGCAACCTCGGCCGCCTGGCGCATTCAGAACAAGTCAGCCGCCGGCGCAGTGTATGAACTCGCTGGCAAGAAATCCTCGGGCAGTGGTACTGCTGGCATCAGCTTTGTCAACGCCATCACGCTGCGTGGCGGCAAACCATCTCGCCTCATCTGGCGTGCATGGGATGCCAAGGGCGGCGAGCAAGCGATCACTCGATCAGTGCTCGAGACGATCAACAAGTTCGAGAACGAGCTGCAACGAAAGCTCGACTAACGCAGGACTGAGGACGCCATGGCTGTCAATCTGAATGTCATCTCTCAGTTCGATGCGAAGGGCCTGAACCGGGCGCAGTCAGAACTAGACAAGCTGGCGAAGTCGACCTCAAGCATCTCAACGAAACTCTCAGGCGCAGCAAAGGTCGCCGGCGCAGGCATCCTCATTGGTGCTGGCGCAGTCGCTGCCGGACTGTTCGAGATCGGGTCGTCATTCGACGAAGCCTTCGACAACATTCGCATCGGCACCGGCGCAACCGGTCCAGCACTCGAGGCATTGCAAGCCGACATGAAAGCGGTCGCCGGAACAGTGCCTGCATCGTTCGGCGATGCTGGCAAAGCCATCACCGTCTTCTCACAGAAGCTCGGCCTCACCGGCGCACCGCTGCAGACACTCTCTAGCCAAGTGCTCGAGCTGTCACGCATGACCGGTACCGATCTCGGCGGCAACCTCACAGCAGTCACCGACGTGTTCAACAACTTCGGCGTTGGTGCTGCAGATCAATCAGGGAAACTCGATCTCCTCTTCCGTGCCTCACAAGCCTCAGGCGTGTCAGTCGCGGAACTTGCCGGCACCATGAGTGGAGCCGGCGTAGTTCTGCGTGAAGTTGGTCTCTCCTTCGACCAGTCCGCAGGCTTCCTCGCCACACTCGCCAAGGCTGGCGTGGATGCTGGCGACGTGATGCCGGCGCTGTCGAAGTCCCTGGCTACTGCAGCCAAGCAAGGCAAAGACGCCTCGAGCGTCTTCAGCGAAACCTTCAACGCAATCAAGGGCGCACCTAGCGACGTTGCTGGCGCAGGCATTGCGCTCGACGTCTTCGGCGCAAAGGCCGGCCCGAAACTCGCAGCCCTCATTCGTGAAGGCAAGCTCTCGTTCGAAGAGATGACCGCAGCTATCGCAGGCGGCGGCGAAACCATCCTCGGCGCAAGTGCCGACACTCAAGACTTTGCCGAGAAACTCACCATGCTCAAGAACCGTGTGTTCTTGGCCATCGAACCAATCGCCACTCGAGTGTTCAACAAGATCGGCGAGGTCATGGACACTCTCGGCCCCAAGGTCGACGAGCTCACCAAGTTCATGGAAGAACACAAAGACATGATGGTGGTCGTCGCCGGCGTGCTCGGCGGCATCATGATCGTCGTGCTCACCGCCTACACGATCTCAATGCTTGCTGCGATCGCTGCGACTGTTGCTGCAGCTGCACCGTTCATCGCCATCGGCGTCGCCATTGCAGCGATGGTTGCTGCGGCACTCTATCTCTGGCGCAACTGGGACCAGGTCTGGCAGTGGGTTATGGATCACAAGGCCTACGCAGCGATCATCGCAATCCTCGGCAGCGTCATCATTGTGCCGATCGTCCTGCTTATCGCAACGATCAAGTGGCTGCAGGCCAACTGGGAAAACGTCTGGTCAAAGATTCAAGCCGTCACTAGCTTTGCTTGGGGCTTCATTGAGCCAATCTGGAATGCGATCTCTTTCTACATCACCAACATCTTGATCCCTTACGTCAAGTTTCTCTGGGATGTTTTCCAGAACGTGTGGACGTGGATTAGCGAGAAGATCACCCAAGTCTGGAACGACGTCATCAAGCCGATCTGGGATGCGATCTACGGCTATATCGTTAACTACCTCATCCCCTGGTATCAGAAGTTGTGGGAGATAGTTCGAGTGGTCTGGGACAACGTCTCTTCAAAGATCAGCACCGCTTGGGGCGTCATCTCGACAGTGTTCGAATCAATCAAGTCCGGCATCGAGAGCGTGTGGGGATTCTTCCAAACCGCCAAGGACATCATCGGCAGCGTGTTCAGCGGCATCAGCAACGCAATCACTGCACCCTTTGAGGCTGCCTTCAACGGCATCAAGAATCTCTGGAACAACACCCTCGGCGGCTTCTCGGTCACCGTTCCTGATTGGGTAAAATACACCGGCGTCGGCGCACTCATTGCCGGCAAGACCTTCTCCATTCCACGCTTCGCCGAAGGCGGTGTCTTCAACACTGGCATGGGTGGCGGCTCTGGTCTCGCTGTGCTGCACGACAACGAGATGATCCTGAACCCTCAGCAGCAGAAGGCACTGTTCAGCGGCAACGGTCTTGGCGGCGGTCCTGCAATCAACGTCACGATCAACACTGTCGCAGGAGATCCCGACGCTATTGAGCGCATCGTGATCGACGCCATCGCGCGCGCTAGTCGTCGAGGCGCAACGGTACTTGTTCCATGAGCCTCGCCAACATGCCAACGCTCGAGGTGCTCTTCGCGCCTTCGGTCGTCGGGGCGAACACTGGCACCCGACTTGTTCTCGATGTCACCGACCCAGGTCTCGACACTGGCACCCTTGGCGACGGCGCATTCTTCTACGACATCTCCACATCGGTGCGATCAGTCACCACAAACCGTGGCCGGCGTCGAGCGCTTGAGCGTTTCGGCACTGGCACAGCAACGATCACGCTGGACAATCGCGACCGATCATTCGACCCAACTAATACTGCGAGTCCCTATTACAACGCCACTGTCGGCGTCACTGGCGTGGTGCCCTCGATCCCTGTCGTCATTCGTGCGACATGGGACGGCACTACCTACTCGATCTTTCGTGGCTTTATTGACTCGTGGACCTTCGACTATGCAGACGCCGGCATCGGCGATGCCACCGCCACGATCTCTTGCTCCGATGCCTTTAAGCCACTGTCGACCATCATCGGTGGTCTGCCCTCATCGGCAAGTATCTCGTCCAGCGCTACCACCAGCTTCGACGTCGCTATCTCGAACCCTTCAGACGGCGGCGGCTATGGCGTCTCTTCGATTGACGTAGTTGGCTCAGAAACAACCGGCAGCATCAACGTCTCGGGCGGCGTATCCACGACGCCAATCATTGGCACCGGCACCGATCTGCCAGGGCTTCGCATCGAAACCATTCTCGACGCGATCAGTTGGCCCGATAATCTGCGCAACATCGACGAAGGCACCACCTACCTCGCCGCACAAGATGCGACCAAGACACCGATCGAGATGCTGCAAGAAGCGGCAGCGGCTGACTCTGGTGTCATCTACGTCGACGACGATGGCACCCTTATCTTCGCCGACCGTGACGCCATCATCTCCAACGATCGCTCAATCACAGTGCAGTCGACCTACGACACCACCGACGTTGCCGGTAAGAAGTTCGTCGACACCTCGATCGTGTACGACGACTCGCTGATCTACAACATTGTGAAGATCGATCGCAAGGTGACAAGCGCAGTCAGCGGCGAGGCTCTCACCGGCACTACCGTCATCGTCTCGAACGCTGAATCAATCTCGCTCTACGGCGCACGCACCCTCGCCATCGAGGTGCCAATAGTTTCGACTGTCGGCAGTGACACTTCCTACGGACAGAACCAAGCCAAGGATCTCGCCCTGTTCCTAGCGTCGCAGTATGCGAACCCCGAGCTGCGACCAGAAGAGATTCGGTTCGCACCCCAAGGCAATCCTTCGACGCTCTATCCCGATCTGCTCTCGCGCAAGATTCGCGATCGAGTAACGATCAAGTTCGCAGTCCCTGGCGGCGGCGATGCTGTTCAGCGTGACTGCTTCGTGGAATCGGTCGGCCACACAATCACGCCAGGCAACTGGAGCACCACGTTCGGCCTCTCCAGCGCCACGTTCTACACCGGCTTCTTCATTCTCGACAACACCAACTTCGGCGAGTTGGATCAAAACAAACTCGCCTATTAGCAGGAGGACACCGCAATGGGTTCTGGCTACAAAGCATTCACCGCAGGCGCTGTACTCACTGCGTCAGATGTCAACAACTATCTCATGGAACAGTCGGTGATGTATTTTGCAACGGAGGCTGCACGGGATGCTGCAATCTCATCACCCGAAGACGGTATGACTGTGTACCAAGGAACCAACGATTCATCTGAGGGCTTGTGGTGCTACAACGGATCAGGCTGGGATCGTCCTTGGAATATGCCATGGGGTGTGCTCGGTGTCGCCACCGTTACGACCGAAGCGTCTGGATCTGCTCGTACAAATGTTGGTTTGTCGATTACTACTGCGACGTTGCCAGCGAACCGTCGTCTTCGGTGGACGGTGTCCGGGCATTATCGCTTCGAGTCAGTCAATGACGTGGGCCGAATCGATATTGTCACAGGGTCATCTGGTGGCTCTGTCATTCAGGGTGCAAGCATTATTCCCGTGGGCTCCCCGAATGTCTCTGACGCTCAATCAGTCTCTTTCACCCACCTAGAGACAACAACAAGCTCTGCTGCATTGACACGCAGAGTTACGGTAATTCGATCCGGTGGCTCTTCCGGTGTTGTCAGGTTCTTTGCTGGCGCTGACCGTATCGGCACATTCATTTGTGAGGATATCGGTCCTTCAGGAGCACCTGCCTGATGGGCTACTACCTGTTAGATAACCCTCCACGTTCGCGACAGTTCTACCCATCGAGAGCGAACACACCCACATGGGCTGTGGGTGTCCACACCTCTGAGGGTCCAACTGGACCAGGGAGCGCTGCCAACTTGGCACGCTTCATCTCGCAACGCAGCGATCCCGGCTCCTATGCCTGCATCGTCGACAGCGAAGAAACTGTCGTCATGGTCCCGCCGGACTACACCACATTCAGCGTCGCCGCCTCTGGCTACAACTCGCGCACTTGGCACATCTGTCTCGCCGGTCGCAGCGCCGAACTCAGCCCCGACGACCCCAACACCCAAGCAATGATCGCTCGAGCAGGCGAAGCCATTCGTGCGCTCTGGGGATTCCTCGGAATCGATCCAGCAGCGAATGCTCAGTGGATCGGCACCGACGCACTCAATCGTCCCGGTCTGTTCTGCCACGGCGATGTCCAGCCTTGGGATCGCAGCGACGCCTGGTCAATACATCCCGATCGTGCAGCTCTCGATCAGCTACTTGTCAAAGCAATCGCCGGCACACCTATCCCAAGTCCTGAGGAGGACGACGTGAAAGACGCTCTCATTCGTGACCCCCGTGATGGTGCTGTCTACCGCATCACCCAGCCAGGCAACCTTGCCGTGCATCTCGACGCTGACGCCTACGCATCAGCAATGCAGGCTGGCATCACAATGATCGGCGATGTCGACCCCGGCATCCTCGGCAACTTCGGTCTCGTTCCTTCAATCAACGAATCCAAGAACTAGCTCGTCATGTTCGCCCAAGCCTCGACGGCCATCAGCGACGGTCCTGGCTTCGGCGCTGCCGAATGGATCGCAATACTCACCGGCATCTCACTTGTGCTCGGTTCCATCACCACCTTGATCGTGGTGGTGTTGAAACTGCGCACCGAGAACCGTGACCAACACGATCACAATCTGCGCTCGAGCAGCGAACGCTTCGACGAAGTAATGACCACCGTTAGAGATATCGACCACAAGGTCGAAGACGTGGCCGACAACCTGCAACGCCACGAGGTTGTCCACCATCGAGCCAAGCGTCGCTGGTAGTTCTTTCCCTCAACAGACGGGCGACTGCATGTCTGATTCAACGCGCACGCACCTAGTCATTCCTGACACGCAAGCCAAGCCAGGAGTGCCGACCAACCACCTCGAGTGGATCGGTGCCTACATCATCGAGCGCAAGCCCGACGTGATCGTGCACCTTGGCGACCATGCCGACATGCCAAGCCTCAGCAGTTACGACATCGGCAAGCGATCCTTCGAGGGTCGTCGCTACAACGACGACATCGAAGCAGCCAACGAAGCCTTCGACATTCTCTGCGCACCGATCGAGCGGTACAACGATCACATCCGTCAGATCAAGGGCAAGCTCTACAAGCCCGAACTGCATCTCACACTTGGCAATCACGAGGACCGCATCGACCGTGCGACCAACGATGACCCCAAGCTGCACGGCCTCATCTCCACCGACGATCTGAACTACGAAGCGCACGGCTGGCAGGTGCATCAGTACTTGCAGCCTGTGTTCATCGATGGTGTCGGCTACTGCCACGTTTATGTCCAGCCGATGAGTGGCCGCCCATTGGGCGGCGCAGCGGCAGGTCGACTCAAGCAGATCGGCCACACCTTCACGATGGGCCACCAGCAGACACTTGACTACGCCATCAGGTTCGTCGCCGGTCGCAGCCAACACGCACTCATCGCCGGCGCTGCATACCTACACGATGAAACGTACAAAGGCCCGCAGGGCAACGCTCACTGGCGTGGCGTGATCGTCAAGCACCAGGTCGAAGACGGCAGCTATGACCCCATGTTCGTCAGCCTCGACTATCTGTGCCGCCGCTACGAAGGCGTCAGCCTCGCCAAGTTCACCGCTCACATCTACTGACCACCGCCTGCAGGGAGGCAATCGTGGACACTCAACCGGGCCCACTTTGGAACTCTGTCACCGCCGAAGCCGATCGTCTAGTGCACGGCAATCGTGGTGCTCTCTACAACCATCCCAGCATCGACTACGGCCGCACCGCCGAGATCTTTGAAGCGATCACTGGCGTCACTCTCAGCGTGCCTGAGGCAGTCGCCTTCATGCTGAGCGTCAAGCTCTCACGCATCGGCAACGCACTCGACCAACAGTTCACCGCCGACATGGTGCGCGACTCAATCGTCGACCTCGCCGGCTACGCCGACTGTCTCTACGCCGTCTGGTCTGACGCCAGCGACGAAGCAATGGATGAGTCGCTGGTGGCTTTCCTCGACGAACTCGACGATGAGTGAGCAGGTCTGGTCATGGCTGATTCTCGCCTGCGATCTGGTTGGCCTCGCCGTCTACGCGCTCGTCATCGAGCGTCGCATCTGGTGGGGATGGTGTCTGACCGCATCACTGACCGGCGTGCCTTTTCTCGCTTACTCAACAATCGGACCTCAACCGCTGCCCGCCTTCACCGTCCTCGCTTGCGTGTGGATGGTCGTGCATCTTCGCAACGCCTATCTCTGGAGGATCAATGACAACTCCCGCTAACTATCCACTTTCGGTGCGCATCGGCGACACCGAAACAATCTCACTGACAATCCAAGACGAGAACGGCACCGCCACCAACATCTCGGGGCGCACCTACGCCTCACAGATCCGCTCGAGCGCTGATGCCTCAACGACTATCGCATCGTTTACTTGTGCGCTAGTGGGCGGCGGTACTACCGGTCAGGTCACCTGCACGCTGCCAGCCTCAACCACCTCGGCTCTGAGCCCTGGCATGGCAGTGTTCGATCTCCAAGAAACGAACGGCACCGTCGTGACCACACTGCTCGCCGGTCAGGTCTCGATCGTGCAAGACGTGACTCGCTCGTGAACACTTCCGTAACGTTGCGCATCTCTGGCGATGTGATCGTGCGCGTCGGCGCTAACGCCGTGCGCGTTGTCGAGTCGCCAGTGCAACAGATCATCGCTGTCGGTTCATCGACTGCCGGCCCTGTCGGCCCACAAGGTGCGACTGGCGCACAAGGAGCAACCGGCGCACAGGGCCCACAGGGATCGACTGGCGCTCAAGGTGCTGTCGGCGCAACTGGCCCACAGGGATCGCAAGGTGCTGTCGGCGCTCAAGGTGCAACTGGTGCTCAGGGTGCTGTTGGTCCGCAAGGTGATACGGGTGCCACTGGTGCTCAGGGTGCCACTGGTGCTCAGGGTGCACAGGGCGCACAAGGTCCGCAAGGCGCAACCGGTAGTACTGGCACCGCCGGGGACCGATACGCGACAACCTCTACAACAACTCTCACAATCGCCGCGCACGGTTCAATCACCCTGACCATCGGAACCGGACTCGCATACACGCCCGCGCAGGCGGTCATAATCGCCTACGACGAGTCGCACCACATGCATGGGACAATCACGTCGTACAACTCGGGTACCGGTTCTCTAACGGTCTCGCTTCAACACAAGAGCGGATCGGGGACGTACTCGTTGTGGACTGTCAATCTTGACGGCGCTATTGGTCCGCAGGGCGCGACCGGCGCTACCGGCGCTACGGGTGCTACCGGTCCTACAGGCGAAGGTGTCGCTACCGGCGGCACAATCGGACAGGCGTTAGTCAAAACCTCGGCCACCGACTATGACACGGAATGGGCTTCGATTGGTTCGGCGGCACGTCCGCTACTGACTGGTGGCGCGTATCTCGACGGCAGCGGCTTGGTTCTCAGCGGACTCACCGCCAACTATGCCAGCACCCCCGACACGGCAGCGCTGTCGATCACAGGCGACATTGATATCAAAGTCAAGTTGTCGATGACTGATTGGACTCCCGCAGCGGCTCAAATAATTGTAGGGAAACGCGCTACTGCTTCTCAAAAATCTTATTTTCTTTCCGTCAACACTACGGGAACATTGAAACTCACTACTAGCGCCGATGGATCAACGGAGTTAGGCACAGACTCAACCGTCGCCACTGGTGTCGCTGATGGCGCAACAAAATGGGTCCGCGCCACATTGCAAGTAAACAATGGTTCGTCCCAGCGTGTGAACAAGTTCTACACATCCGACGACGGAGTGTCTTGGACTCAACTAGGCACAACAGTTTCGACTGCTGGTGCAACAAGTATTTTCGATAGCACCTCCGTCTTAGAAATTGGTTCTGTTTCACTTGGCAGCAATAACCTTTTGAACGGTACCGTCTATCGCGCCATCGTTCAGTCCGCATATGACACCGCCGACAACACAACATCGGCAGTTTTCGACGCTGACTTTTCCACGCAAACCGCCGACGCACTGGCGTTTACCGAATCCTCAACCAACGCCGCAACCGTCACCATCAATACCACGCGGTATTCGTACGGACTGCCGGGGGTGGCTTGGACAAACCTCACAACAAACTCCCTAGCAGCGAATTTTGACTATTACTCGCCGTTTATCGTCACCAAGAGTGCCGTGGTGGACGGGATAAACGCCGAGTCAACGGCTGTTACCACAAACGGGAACATTCGGTACGCGATCTACAACGCAGACACAAACCTTCAGCCAACATCCCTTTTCACCGATTTCGGAGACATTGCCGTCACCGCCGCAACACCAGCAGTCTATTTCAGACAGGTCACACCGTTCACGTTGCAGCCCGGGTTGTACTTGTTGGCGTTCAACAGGTCGGTGGCTGGCTGCACAATTAGAACGTATGTCGGAACTGGATTTGCTGGACCGACACCGACGCCGTGGTTTCGACGCGGTGCCGTGTCCCGCTCGTATGCAGCGTTCCCATCTACGGGGATCTCGTGGACGACGATGGACGGTTCAAATACTGGTACCGAATACTTTGCCCGACTTCGTTACAAGGAGGCGTGATGATCCATCACTTCACCGACCCGCAAGGTGTGAC